CTGTTGATGGAGTGGTTTACAACGGAGTAAGGGAAGCTGCAAGACAGTTAAACTCTTATAGACAATTCATAGTTCATAGACTAAAATCAGATAATTTTCCAAGTTGGTACTATCTTTAATACTGTGGGTAAATCCTACGCTCTGTTAGCAGATCCAATGAGGTATTTCCATAACAAGAACTTCAATGGTCTCATAGTTCGTAGGACTACAGAAGAGCTACGTGAGCTAATCTGGAAGTCTCGGGAACTGTATCTTAACTACCATGAGGATTGTAAGTGGCATGACAAGAAGTCACAATGGACATTTCCTGCTGGTGGGCATCTATGGATGACCTATCTCGAAAGAGATGAGGACGTTATGCGGTATGTCGGACAGGCTTTTAATTACATAGCCTTTGACGAGTTAACTGCACACCCTACTCCATTTGCTTGGAACTTCATGAGGTCTCGTCTGAGGACAACTGATCCTGAACTTCCATTGTTTATGAGAGCTACTACTAACCCAGGAGGTCCAGGTCATGGTTGGGTAAAGAGGATGTTTATTGATCCTGCTCCACCTAATACTTCATTTCCTGCTACTGATATTGATACCAACGCTGTAATCGCTTACCCAGAAGGACATGCCAAAGAAGGACAACCTTTGTTCTATCGTAGGTTCATTCCTGCTAAGTCGTCTGATAATCCTTATCTGGCCAGAGACGGTCAGTACGAAGCCAACCTGTTATCTCTTCCAGAGAATCAGCGGAGACAGCTTCTAGATGGAGATTGGAACGTAGCTGACGGCGCAGCCTTTTCGGAATTCAGAGCTTCTATCCATACCACCAAACCTTTTAACATTCCTAGCGATTGGTTAAGGTTCAGGAGTTGTGATTGGGGTTATTCTGAACGTCAGGCTACTGCTGTTCACTGGTATGCTGTTGATCCTTCTTCAGGGACTATTTATGTCTACAGAGAGTTATACGTTAACAAGCATACTGCTGTCCAAGTAGCTGATAGGATCAGGCAATTAGAGGCTGGAGAGAATATCTCTTATGGTGTTCTGGATCATAATGCTTGGGGAACTCATGGTAACATGGGGCCTACTCCTGCAGAGGAAATGATCCGTAGAGGTGTACGCTGGAGGAAGGCTGATAAAGGCCCAGGCTCTAGGATAGCTTCTAAGAACAGACTCCATGAGCTATTAAGAGTAGATGAGTATTCTGGTAAGCCAGGGATTGTATTCTTTGACACTTGCCGACAGATCATAGCAACACTTCCAATTCTTCCAATGAGTAAAGACTCAGATGACATCGACCAGAAGTTTGCTGATGACCACGCCTATGATTCTATTCGCTATGGGATTCAATCTCGTCCAAACACTTATCACTGGGATATTACTCCTAAGTATAAATTCAACCCTTCGGATTCTATCTTTGGGTACTAACTTACATCAAAGGAAAATAGATGGCAATTATTGACGCACCTTTAGACGAAGACTTTGTACCAGAAAAAGATGAGACAAAAGTTGTCACCCTAGAAGAGGCTAAGTCTAAGGGTAAGATTGATGAAGAGAATAACTCTTTATACGGTCTGGTAAACTATGTCCAAGGTAGATTCTCTAGGGCTAAGGCTAAGAGACAATATGATGAGTCTCGCTGGCTACTGGCTTATGATAACTACAGAGGCATCTATGGTCCTAGCGTACAGTTCCGAGACACAGAGCAATCACGAGCCTTCGTAAAGATTACTAAGACTAAGGTTCTGGCTGCTACTGCTCAGATGCAGGAGATTCTATTTGCTAATAACAAATTTCCTATTGGCATAGAACCCTCTCCTGTACCTGAAGGTATTGCTGAGTCTGTACACTTTGACATGAAGTCCCCTGAAGCTCAGATGAGTCAACAGACTGGTGCTCCACCTAAAGCTCCTGTTCAATCAGCTACTATCTCTCGGGTTGAAATCCTTAAACAGACTGGTTATCTACAGAACATCTTAGAGCCAGTAAAGGATCAGCTTAAAGAGGGTCCGGGTAAAACTCCTACTTCCAGTACTTGGGAACCAGCTAAAGAAGCTGCTCATAAGATGGAAAAGAAGATCCAGGATCAACTCCTAGAGTGTTCAGCTGACAAGAGTATTCGTTCGTTTATCTTTGACATGGCTTGCTTCGGTACTGGTGTATTCAAAGGTCCGTTCTTAGTCGAGAAGGAATACGCTAAGTGGAATTCCAAGGGTGTTTACGAACCTCTTAAAAGGAATTCAGCTGAAGTCTCCTATGTGTCTATCTGGGATGCTTATCCTGATCCAGACGCTAGGAATATGGCAGAAGCAGAACATTTTATTCAACGTCACAGATTGTCTAAGTCTCAGCTAAGAGAACTTAAGAAGCGTCCTAGTTTCCGTAAGGAATCAATTGAAGACGCTATTGCTAAAGGTGCTCTATATCAACCTGAGTACTGGGAAGATCATATTCAAGATTCTGGCCAACATGAAGACATTGATCGTTATGAGGTTCTGGAATTCTGGGGTGCTATTGATCCTAAGCTAGCAGAAGACAACAACTTTAAGATCCCAGAAGAACTGTCTGATAAAGATTCAATCCAGATCAACGCTTGGATTTGTAACGGTGTTGTTATCCGTCTGCTGATGAATGTCTTTACCCCAGCTCGTATCCCTTACTACATGTGTCCTTATGAACTGAATCCTTATTCCATCTTTGGTATTGGGATCGCGGAGAACATGGAAGACACCCAGCTACTTATGAATGGTTTTATGAGGCTGGCTGTTGATAACGCTGTACGTTCAGCTAACGTGATTCTAGAAATCAATACTACTAACTTACGTCCGGGACAGGATACTACTCTGTATCCAGGTAAAGTCTTTGAGACTGAAGCAGTCCAGCCGGGAACAACTATAAACGCTGTAGAGATTCCTAACAGGTCTCAGGAAGCAATGATGCTGTTCGATAAGGCTAGACAGTTAGCAGATGAAGCAACAGGTATGCCTAGTTATTCTCATGGTATGTCTGGTGTAATGTCTGTTGGAAGGACTGCTAGTGGTATGTCAATGCTCATGGGTGCTGCTAAAGAGAATATCAAAGCAGTAGTCAAGAATATTGATGACTATCTCTTAGTCCCCCTTGGTAAAGCAATGTTTGCGTTTAATATGCAGTTCAACTTTGATGCTGACTGTATTGGTGATCTGGAAGTAGTAGCTCGTGGAACAGAATCTCTAATGCGAGATGAAGTACGTTCTCAGAAACTTCTACAGTTCCTACAAGTAACAAATAACCCAAGTGATATGCCTTTCGTCAAGAGAGACTACGCTCTAAGGGAGATTGCTGCTAGTATGGATCTAGAGCCAGATAAGCTAGTAAACGATCCAAGAGAAGCTGCTGTTCAAGCTGAACTAATTAAACAATATCGTCAGATGATGGGTATCCCCCCAGAACAAGATCCTAACGCAGGTGGTGGTCAAGGTGCCCCAGGAGTTTCCGATCCTACTGGTAACGGTGGTGGAAATATAGCTCCGGGGATGTCTCCTGAGCCAGGTGCTGCAGGATTTACTGGTGCTGGTGGAGGAAGTGCTAACGCAGCTGCTGCCCAACAGAAAGGTCCGCAATGAACAAGCAACTAGCACTTAAGATCTATAACATGTTTACTAAAGAACATATAGATCTATTGATTGCTTATGCTGATGCACAAATAGAACTTGCCCATTCACATCTGGAGAAGGCTGAGACTATTGAAGTCGTAAGAAAACATCAAGGGATTATAGCAGGGATGAATAAGCTGAAGTCTATCAGAGATGACGCTTATGGGATTCTTAAACTAGAAGGGAAGTAACATGAAAAGAGCGGTACAGAGAGTTGTACGAGGCGAGGACGGAAGGATTCGCTCTATCTATATCGATCTAGAAACTTTCCAGGAAGTTACTAACTTAGAAGGTTATCAGGTTATTACTGGTAATACGATAAGTAATCCTGAACCAGTCCCTTCAGTTGAAGAACCTAATACTGAGCCTACTGGAGAGATTCCAGAAGAGCCAGGTTATTCTTCAAGAGGTGATCGAGAGTCTAATCAATATTCCAATCCTAATGCTAACACTACTTCTCCTAGCTCTGCTCGTCCATCTTCTAATCAAGGCGCTCCTGTAGGTCCAGTCACAAGAGCTGGTCCTGTAGGACCTGCTACTCCTGCAGGAAATCTAACTAGAAATCCTTATGAAGGTCAGAGAGATTCTGCAGGTGCTACAGCAACAGCTACTCCTGATACTGTTAATCCAAACTCAGGAAATAATAACGGTAGAGGTCTAGCTAACTTAACTGGTCCTGAAGCTAGTGCCCCTAGAACTGATGCTCCTGCTTACGGGAGTATTCAGAACAACTCACCTCATAGAAATGATGGTACTGTTGGATACGGACTAACTGACGATGCTAGGACAGGGATGGCTGCTATGGCTTCTCAATCCCCTAGTGGTATTGGTATTAATTCTGCTTATCGTGATCCAGCAACTAATAATGCTGTCAGTGGTAGGCGTAATTCAGAGCACTTAAGAGGTAATGCTTTTGATGTATCTCTTAAGGGTATGACTGACGCTGAGAAAACTAAAGCAGTTGCTGATGCAAGATATGCTGGAGCCAATCGTATTGGTTCGTATAAGGGCGATACTGCTATTCACGTAGACTTTAATGATAATTATACTGACCCTGCAACAGGACAACCTACAGATCCAAGAGCTAGAGACTATTCAACAGATGTACACCCTATGTATGAAATGTCTGTAGGAAATATGTCTAGAGCTAAGAGTTGGTTTACAGACGGACTATCAGATTCAGCTCTGAGACATCCTAACCCTACTGAAGCTCCTAGGAATCAAACAACTGGGTTCGTATCTCAAGATGAGAGGGTTCAAGACGGAACTCCTACAAGTGCTCCTAGTATCTATGATGCACAGCAAGAACAAATCTCAGGATTTGGTGGAACTGATGTAACTGGTGGAAGTATTTTTGATTCTATTGGGCCGACTACGGCTAATACTCCTGCAGCTCTAGCAGCTCAGGGTGTAAGAACAAGAACTCCTGCAGAGAAAACTGCTATTGGTAAAACCTTAGCTGGAGAAATGGATCGTAATACACTAGACGCTCTAGCAGCTGGTGAACAGTGGGCTCAACAAGAGTTCGCTAACATGGTTACTACAATCGAGAACAGATCCACATCCAAGATGTTTAGTACTCTAGGTGAGGCTCTGAATCCTACTCACTACAACTCTCTAATGGCTAGTAACTTGGTGACTACTGAAGACAACTATCAGAAGTACAAAGGTTTTATTGATCCTGCTCTTGACAGTTTCTATGCCGGTGGTTTGATTCCTACTTCATGGGATTATACCAGTTACTTCAACCCTGATTTGGTTAGTCCTAAATGGGCTACAGACTTAAGGGAGCCAGAACAAGTTGGTGCTCTTATTTTTGGCTCACTACCGGAATATTCCGCTAATACAGCCTTCAGATCATCTTACGCTCTGAACTCTAATCCACGTCCTGATAATCCTGCTCCTGGTACTGATACAGACACCGGACTAGGTGGAATGATGGGAGGTAATACTCCCGGTGGTCGTAGGGATTCAGGTTCTGGAGGCTCTGGAGGTTATCAGTCTCGTGGGATTGCTAATAGTGTCGGAGGTACTAGTAGTATAGATAACTCTCCTGATGATAGGGATTCAGGATATTCAGGATCAGCTAACGGTGGTCGATCTTCAGGTTCATCTGGCGGATTTGCTGGAAATTCAGGAGGCACACCAGGTTCAAGTCCAGGAGGTGGATGGTCAAGTCAATCTAGTGGAGGAAGTAAATCTACTTCTTCTGGTTCTAAAAGTAGTGGCACTCCAGGATCAAGTCCAGGTGGTGGTTGGGGCAGTCAAGGGAAAAGTACTCAGAGTGCCCATGCTGCTGAACGTGAACGTGATGACAGTCTATAAGGTGATAGAATGACACAAGAAGTTAACACTAAACCAGTAGGCGGATTTGCTGCAATTCAACCCTCTAGGCCCGGTGGTCAATACGCTATTAAACGAGTTATCATCGGACCAGACGGAAGACCTAGAGTAGTGACTGTAGATGCTCGTACGGGCCAACAGTTAGAGAATACTAATGGTTATACTGTAGCTGAGAACAATACAGTCTGGCAACCTCCACAACAGGAACAGGCACAACCTCAGACTCCTACAGTAGCTGATACAGTTATCCAGAAGAGTCTTCCAGAACCTCCACCAGATCCTAAAAGAATAAATGAAGGTGGAAGAGACACTGCTCCTGCTGAGCTAGGTCAAGGAAGATCACCTGCTAATGCTTTTGGTTACATTGATAAACCAGGAATTGTTAAAGCGGCTTCATTCGCTCCTGGTATGATTGGTATGGCCGGTAAGGCTATTAACGCAGGGATTAATATAAACAATACATTCGCTGTTGATGCTGCCAGAGACATGATGGATGTTCCTCAGATGTCTGCTTTTGAGAAGGCACTCGGAGCATTTAGAGATAACCAAGGACAAGTAGGCGATTACCAAGTAGGTGACGAAACTTACTCCGTGGGTATGGAGGCTCTTAATCCTAAGACTGGTGTAACTAACTTAACACCTGACGAGGCTAGTAAGAGAGCGTTTGCTAATAAAGTGACTTTGACTCCAAGTACTAAAGCTCAAGTCAAACAACACAAACAGGAGAATGAATCATTAAAAGGGAACAGATTCCAAGGTCTCATAGATAAGACCAAATCTTTTATCGATAGCCTGTTTTCAGGAAGTGATGATTCTCAAAACAACTACCCTGATAAACCTAATAAACCAGATACGCCAATTTCTGGAGAATCCTTAGCAGGACGAGCGGGCTGGGCTTCTGAAGCGGAAGCTAATAGAGGCGGGGGTGGTGTAACTTCTGGAGGCACTGGCCTCTGGTAACTAACACATAGATTTTAATTCAACAGCGGCTTACCCTACCCCTTCTAATGAAGGCTAACTAGGCCCCTAAAGGAGAATGCAATGATTTCAGAAAATAGATACAGGAATGTAGAACGTGAAGAGCGTGAAGCAAAAGAACTGGAAGCTCTAAGGGCTCAGGCTACTGCTAACGTTGCACCAGAGACTCAACTTCAGAACGATACCGGTGATGAGAATCTCTCTTCTGAAGAGAAGACATTCAAGAAGCGTTATGGTGATCTTCGTAAGTTCCTCCAACAGAAAGAGGAAGCCTACAAGCGAGAACTCACAGAACTTAAGACACAACTCAACAGTACAAAGAAAGTAGAATTTCCTACTACTGATGACGATCTAAGTGAATGGGCTCAGACGTATCCTGATATTTATAACCGTATTGTCACTATTGCTATGAAAGAGTCCTCAAAGAGTACTCAGCATTTTGACGAAAAACTAAAGGCTCTTGAAGATCGAGAGAAAGCTCTGGTCAAGCGAGAAGCCTATAAGCAACTTCTTAGTTATCATCCTGATTTCGAAGAGATTGTTAACCATGCAGAATTTAAAGATTGGGTTGAGACTCAGCCACAGTACATCTATGACTCTCTATATGTAAATGAGACAGATGCTGGTGCTGCCAAGAGAGCAATCGATCTTTATAAGCTAGACGCTGGTATGTTTACCAAGCCAAAAGCTAATGACGCAACCCGTAATAGTCAGAATGACGCGGCCCGTCAAGTGAGAACACCAGCCTCAGATGCTCCTAATGAACACAAGATGAAGTTCACAGAGTCATCTGTATCTAAAATGAAACAAGCAGACTACGAGAAGCATAAGGCAGAAATCTACGAGGCGATGAAACGCCCAGAGTTCTTTGATCTTGAAGCTGCTCGTATGTAAGACAACCTATATAAGTAGCCTTTTGTGAGATTGATCCCTTACAAAACAACCTATGGTATATAGCCTCTTATATTTGTCTCTCACAACTTTAACCCAGAAACAAATATAAAGGAATAAACAATGGCATTTTCAATTGCAAATAACTACAACAACCTACCAGGTGGTGTGTGGTCTCCCGTAATCTTTTCGAAGAATATGCAGGAGCGCTATCGCAAGAAGTCTGTGGTTGCTGATATTACTAACTCTCAGTACTTTGGTGAAATCAAGGGTTTTGGCGACACAGTTCGCATTATGCTTGAGCCAGAGATTACTGTAAAACCTTATGTTCGTGGTCTTTCGCTAGAAACTCAGGCTCTGAGTGATGAGGACTTCCAGCTAGTTATCGATCAGGCAAACTATTTCCAGTTTGGTCTTGACGACATCGAAGCTGAACTTACTCATATCGAATGGCTAGACAAGGCTTCCGATCGTGCAGGCTACAAGATGGCCGACGAGATGGATATGAACGTACTTGGTTATCTCGCTGGTTTTGCTTATAACCGTGACACTGGTGTATGGGCTGCTCGTTCTACCTTCCCAGGTACTAAGGCTAACTCACTCGCTGGTTCAAACGAGCTACTTTCCGGCAACCAGCTTGCTCGTTCTTCATTCGTATCTGGTGGTTCTGCCTCAGATTCGCTTGCAGTCGGTGTAAGTGGTACTTATGACATTACTCCACTCCAGCTCCTGAACCGTATGAAGTATCGTCTCGATGTTCAGAACGTTCCTAAGGAAGGCCGTTGGGTTGTAATCGATCCTAAGTTCGAAGAGCTACTCCTAGACGAAAACTCAAAGTTCATCAACAACGACTATGCTGCTAATCAGAACGCTGGTGGCAAGCTTGAAAATGGTCGTGTAAGTGGTGGGCTGATTCGTGGCTTCCGTGTTTACGTTTCTAACAACCTTCCTTATATCGGTACTGGTCCAGCTACAGCTGATACTAACGGTTCAAGCTCGAACTATGGTGTTATCGTCGCAGGTCAGGACGCTGCAGTAGCCACTGCTTCACAGATTGATAAGGTCGAGCGTTTCCGCAACCCCACTTCATTCGGTGAAATCGTACGTGGTCTAAACCTCTATGGTCGTAAGATCCTTCGTCCTGAAGGTCTAATCAACGCCATTTGGAATAGCAACGTAGGTTAATAGATAAAGAAAAGGAAAATAAAACATGGCTGCTATTTCTGGTCTCGTTAAGTCTGGAACAGGTCTTCCTTCAACTTGGACTGCTGGCGCTGCTGGCTCTCATTATGTTGAGGTCATTGTTGATCTAGCAGATGCAGTAACCTCTAAGGGTTCTGCACTTGCTCAGGGTGATACTATTCAGGCTATTGCTGTTCCTGCAGGTTCGCAGGTACTCTTTGCTGGTTTTCAGGTTGTAACTGCAATGACCGGCACTTCAACAGATACTACTATTGACTTCGGTGTCACTGGTGGCGATGTTGACTGTTGGGTAGATGGTTTTGATCTGGACGGTGCTGCTGCTGGTGCTTATGCTCCTGCCGCTACTGCCGCTATTACTCCAGCTCAGACATTCTTCTCAGCTGCTGATACACTCGATCTTCTAATTGCAACTCAGACTAACACTATTACTGGTGGTAAACTCCGAGTCTTCGCTCACATTCTGGACTGCTCGTCTAAGGATGCAGAGGTAGGTATTGCTCTAGTAGGTTCTTAATCAATTGAGCCCCCTTGAGAGTTAAACCTTAAGGGGGCTCTTTTTTCAAGAGGATTTTTGTTAATGTCAAATCTACTTACTTTAGCAGACTCTATTAACGCTGCCTATGATACAGGCAAAGAAGCAACTTTTCTTTACAACGGAACTCTTTATACCTTTTCTCCTGCTGGTATTATTGATTGGCTATCAGCAAATCCCCCAGAAAGTGACATTGTCTATGTTCGGCAGCACGAGCCGGGCGTCAAGGTGGTCGCTGTCGGTGACAGCATCATTGATTTTGGAGACCGCTGGAATGCGTCGGGCCTCGCGCTTGAGCATCAGGTCGACAGTGAAATCATGTGGGCCGGGCTTAAGCTCTCGGCGCTTGATGGCGGGCCGCGTTTTCGCTATCAGATATGGCAAGACGGCACAAACCGCAAAGGGGCCAACCAAGGTGTTGCGGGCGATGAGCCGAGCTTGGTCTACGCGCGGCTGCCGGCCATCCTTTCCGCGTGCGATGCGCCGATCATCATTCTCGCCGTTGGCACCAATTCAGAGTCGCCCGATGCACAGCAATGGGAGGCGGTCGCCTACCTCGAAAAGTGTGTAGCACTCATTTTGGCGGCAGGACGCACCTGTGTTCTTGGCTGCGTGAGGCCCCGTGCTATTGACGGCGCTTACACAGAGGACAGTTACCTTTGGCAGCGTCGGCTCGACATCAACACATGGGTTCGCGCACAGCGAGGCCGGCCCGGCGTGGTGGTGTGGGACATGGACCCCGACATGCTCAAGGCGTCGCCGACTGTGGTGGGTGAGGTTGAGGCCGGGCTGCTCGTGGACGAAGTTCACCTTCAAACCAAGGGTGCGTTCCGCAGCGGCTACAAGTCTCTTGCAGGCGCGCTTGCCAGCATCATCGCTCCCGGCACGTTCTGGCCTGCTCTGGACGCAGCCGCGAATATCTTCCCCAACGGGACGCTTGCCGGGGATTCCGGCACTTTCGGCACGGGGGTTAGCGGAACGCACTGCAACAGCTTGATTGCCGAGCGCGCGACCGGCTCAACGATCACAACGGTGGCATCTCAGGCATCCGGCAATCGGCAGGTCTACACGATCACCTCTGACGGCATGGCGTCTGACGCGACCGATGTTCTACGCATTCGGCACAACACGACATCTGCCTTGTCCACGCTGCTCAACACCTATGGCTCCGACACATGGTGGCAGCTTGGCGCTGACGTTGAATGCTCGGCATGGCACGGATTCGGCGCAACCCGACTGTGGTTCTACGATAGCGGCAACGGCATCAACTACAGTGCCGGTTCTGGTATGAGTACCAACCTGCCAGAAGGCGGGGCCGATGAGGGATGGCGCGGCGTTCTGCACACGCCGCCGCTCAAGCGGGCCAGTTGGTCAAACCTGCGTATGCGTCTCGACACTTACGTCTACGTCGGTCAGCACCCCGTATCCGGCGACCCTATCGCGGGAACCGGGGTTCTGACGCTGCGAGGGCTTTGGCTTTTCCAGACGGACAACCCTGAAGTGTTGTTCGCGCTGTGATGATGCGCGAGTCCCGTATTCGAAAAAACATCGCCAATCGCGCAAGAATTTGGGCTTACCGAGAAAGGGCCAATTCATGGCTGACACCGTCGCAGGCGCTTTCACCAGCACCTCGCAGTCACTTCTTATGGCTATGGGTGGATGGGAAGCTATCTTTGGATTACTGAGTAAAATTGACTATCTAGAAAAATCAGACAAACTTCCTAACAGATGGATAGGAACTTCTGGTATGTCATTCTATAAACGAGAATGGATTTCTAACCCCGTTCATGAATTTGCTTAAGGAGGTGTTTGGAATTATGTATTAGGTGATTATTCCGGTCAAGTTTCAGGAGATACTAATGAAGGTGCCTATTTAGCAGCTAATTCTGTTTCAAGTTCTGTTGGAGCTTGGGTTCGAGAAAACACTTCTAAAATTGCTTCGGGAACAAACGGCATAGGTGTGTCATTAAACGAAGGTGCATCATAAAGGAGACAACATGACAATCAAATCAGATACTATGAATACTTTCCACACTTATTTTCTCAATGAGATGTCGAAGAAAGTTCTTCCTAATAAATCGAAGTATACTCCAACATTCCAGGGTTATATCACTGATCTAGTTAAGCTGGCTAATACTAATACTTCAACAGATCTAGAGGCGGTAACGAATGCTAAATCAATGCTGGCAATCTATCAGAAAATCGTTAATTACTGCTACAATAGGACTCTCTCTACACTTCTCCGAGATCTCCTTAGCGCAGTCCAGACTATTAAAACCCGTACCGCAACTGTTATCTAAGGTGTCGTAATGTTTGGGATGAGCGTCTTAGGAGAAATGCCTCTTGGCGCTCTTCCTATTCTCTTGATTGAAAGGTTGAGAGTTAGGAGGTCTCCAAGCTATATAACAGTCCTACAAAACACTTCTGTATTATATCAAAGCACTACTACCTCTACTGGGAATCTGTTTGACAGTACTACTGGCGGAACTGATCCTATTTATCAGGAGACTATTAACGATGGCTAATACTAGCTTTCTAGAACTTACTAATAAACTCTTAAGGATGCTGAATGAAGTAGAGATCCAGTCTTCAGAGTTCGCTACAGTCCGAGGAAAGCCAGCAGCTGCTAAAGACGCTGTTAGATATGCTATCAAGGATATTAATTCCCAACAGCATCACTGGCCTTTTAATGCTGCAGAACACGAGATTGTGTTGACAGTAGGGCAAGAAGAATATCCTTGGCCTGAGAACTTTAAAGTACCTGATTGGAACTCTTTCCAGATTCAAAAAGATGATACTCTGAATATTCAATCTAGTACTCTTCGTCCTATTACTCGTGACGAATGGTATAAGCATTTTCGAGATGGAGACTACGATGCTGAGACAGACGGAACAGAAATGCCAAAGTTTGTCTTTGAAGCTCATGGTCGAGGTTTTGGATTAAGCCCTTCGCCTGATCAAGCATACACCTTGAAGTACAGGTACTATCTGTTTCCTACAGAGATGGAACTAAGCACTGATACTTGCAGAATCCCTACAGAATGGGATCATGTTATTGTCCAAGGTGGCATGTACTACATGTTTATGTACGACGATAATGATGAACGAGCTGCAGTGACCAATAAGAAGTTCCTGACGTCTCTGGCTAAGATGCGAAGCATTCTGATTAATAATTATCTGTATATGGCAGACACAAGAGTCAACTTTGGTGGCGGATTAACCAACTCTCCGAACTACAGAGATCCTAGGTATGTATAAAGGAATGAACAATGCCTGATAGAATCCAAGCAGCTAAAGTATTATGTCAGGGTGGACTGAACAAGAATGACAACAGCTTTCTGCTTTCTGCTGTGTCTCCTGGGTCTGGTGCTAGTCTGATTAACTACGAGACTAATCAGTCAGGTGGTTATCGAAGAATTAATGGTTACTCTAAGTTGAGTGCTTCATTCGCTGAGGTAACTTCTGCTGGTGATCCTGCTGAAGGTAAAGTCCTTGGTATTTGGGTGTTCTATAACAACACGTCAGAAGAGTACGAATATATAGCTGCCAGGAAGTTAACATCAGGCAACACTTATAAATTCTATCTTTACAATGCTTCTACTGGTTGGTCAGCTTTTAGTACTGGTATGACCCATGTGTATTCTACTGATATTTACAGAGTTCGAGGATTGAGTTTTAACTTTGGTATTGGCAACCATATGGTGTTTGTCGATGGAGTTAACAAAGCAGTAATCTACAACGGTACGAACTGGTACGCACTAGATTCTACTAATACTGGTGGAACAGGTGATCCTGGTGGTGATCAGGTTGTAGATGATCCAATTGTCGTAGCCGTATTCAAACAGTCTCTATTCCTAGCCCGAGGGGCTATTATCTCTTACTCAGCTCCAACAGATCCTTTTACTTGGACAGCTGCTGCAGGTGGTGGTCAACAGATTTTTGAAGAAGAAGTCGTAAACATTAAACCTTTCCGAGACAGACTATTCGTTTGGGGCTCAGGGAAGATCGGTGAGATTGAAGGGTTTGTTGATTCCAGTGGAAATAATTCAGGATTTCTATTTAATGCTGTTACTGGTAACCTTGGGTGCATATCCCGAGATAGCCTTATTGAGGTAGGTGGAAACCTGCTATTTATGGCTCCTGATGGTATTCATCCTATTGCTGGTACTCAAAGGAATGATGACATTGAGTTATCACTTCTGTCAGAGAACATTCAAAGCATTATGGATAACATCATCGACAGTTATCAAATGGATGAAATTGTAGCTATTAATATCCAGTCCAAAACACAGTTCAGATTGTTTATATCTGATGCTAGTGATACTGTTTCAGAATCCTATGGTATCCTTGGATGCTTAAGAGTGAATGGGACTGATGGTCCTATCTGGGAGTTCTTTGAACTTATAGGTATGCGAGCTAACTGTGTATGGAGTGGGATTGTCGCTGGGCAGGAAGTTATTCTTCATGGAGACTACAACGGATTAGTCTATGTACAAGAGTCTACAAACTCTTTCGATGGTGGAAACATCATGGCTGTATATACAACTCCTTATCTGGACTTCGGTGACACAGAGATTCGTAAAACTTTCCGTAAATGGAATACTTTCATCAAACCTGAAGGATCTGCAACTCTTGATATGGCAGTCCGATATGATTGGGGTTCTTCTTATGTTCTTAATCCTAGAGATTATACTGATATTATTATTGCTAATGCTCCAAAATACGGCAATGATTTCGAATATGATGATGGTTCGGTATATGGTGGCGCAAGAATTAACAGGTTTACTCAGAATGTTGAGGGGTCAGGGTATAGTATTCAGATCTCTTACGTGAGTGATGGAGTCTTCTCTCCGTATACTATTCAAGGCTTTGTGCCAGAATTCACAACTAAAGGTAGGAACTAAAATGCATCAAACAAGTTTGACCGGAGGCCAGCTAAGGCTGGTGCGATAATAAAATGACAGGTTATGTAAGACAATCCTCTGCTAGTATTGTGACTGGTGAAGACATTCTAGCAGCTCCTTTAAACTCAGAATTCAACAGGCTGGAATCAGCTTTCAATGGTACTACTGGCCATTTACATACTGGTGGCGTAGGTGATGGTCCACTGATTAATCTTAGTGGTGTGAGTATCGGTATTACTGGTATTCTAGGAGCTACCAATGGTGGTGGAGGTGGAGCAACCTATCTTGCCAGTTTTGATAATTTAAAACAAGCAGCCACTGCAATCTATGCTGGTGTTGTAGAATTAGCAACTGATGCTGAAACACAGACAGGGACGGATACTGCAAGAGCAGTCACTCCCGCCAACATTACAGCAAAAGAAGCTACTACAGCCCAGTACCGAGCGAATACTGCTGACAGGATTCTAACAACTGATCAGGTATGGGCTGGAGCTGACTTTGTGGCTCTTAGTGATGCTGCTACAGTAACAGTTGATTTTAGTACTAGTTGGAACTTTAGTTTAGCCCTAGGTGGCAACAGGACTCTTGGAAATCCAAGTAATACTAAGAACGGTCAGTGTGGATGTATTTCGGTAACTGCTTCTAGCTCTACTAGGACACTTGATCTAGGAGCTAACTGGAAACCAGTAATTGGCCTAGAAGCTGCTCCTTACAGCATTACAACTTCTGAAACTCTTGAGATCTTTTACATCGTACGATCTAGCTCAGCGATTGTTATTACCTCTGTTACTAGGAGAACATAATGATCCCAGGAACTATTCCAGCAGGGAACTTCGTAAACACTTTTAGTACTCGAACAGTCTCTTATCTAGGTACTGATTACATTGATGGAGAAGAAGACAGTTCTTTTACCTTTACTGGAAACTCATTAGGTACTCCTGCTGCAGATCGTTGGATTATCATAGGTATTCATGTTTTAAACAACGAAGATCCTCAGTACGACAGCACAACAACAATCACTTCCTGTACAGTAAACGGATATGTAGCTCCTATCGTCATCCAGACTAACTATCAGACTGGTGGAGGAGATTCAGGTATTTGTGGTATTGCTGTAGCTTACTGTCCTGTAGGGTCTACAGGTGATGTTGTAGTCAATACTAACTCAGCTTCAGATTCTATGGGAATCAGCCTTTGGGAAGCCAATGGACTAGCCAGATTTGCTCCTTATGACAGTGATGTAGATACTGCTGGTGCTCTTAGTTTAACTCTTGATACCCTTGCTGATGGCTTTATCATTGGTATTGCAATGGCTGAGGGAACCTCTTCTCCTTCCACATGGACTAATGCAACAGAACGATATGACAACGCTGATGTGGCTGCAACTGGCTTAGATACTGCAACTCATAAATGGACTGGAGCAGACACTACGACTGCTGGTTCGCCAATTACTGTATCTACAAGTGCTGCTTCAGGCAGTGACTCTGCGATGATGCTAGCCTGCTCTTTTTAGAAAGGTATGATATGGCAAGGAATGTAAATGCCGAAGGGCTTAAAATTATAAAGCAGTGGGAAGGACTTAAACTCACAGCTTACAAAGATGGTGGCGGTGTGTGGACTATTGGTTATGGTCATACTTCAGCTGCTGGTGCTCCGATTGTTAAGCAGGGTATGAAGATCACAAACGAAGAAGCAGAAAGAATTCTTAGGAATGATCTGGATAAATTCGAAGCTGATGTTGTCCGTCTAGTCAAAGTTCCACTTAATGATAATCAATTTGCTGCTCTGGTATCATTTCATTTTAACACTGGTGCTTTAGGCAAGAGTACTCTTCTTAAAAAGTTGAATAAAGGTGATTACAAGTCAGTTCCTTCTGAACTCATGAAGTGGGTAAACGATAATGGTAAGAGGGTTCAAGGGCTTGTTAATCGGCGTTCTGCTGAAGTCGGACTTTGGGCTAAGGGTTCTTTTGTTAGTTCTAATACTCAACATGCGACACCAGCAAAGAAAGAAGTCCTAACCAAAGAGAATATTACTTGGGGGACTACTCTTATTAGTGCTCTAGGGCTGTCTCAAGTTTCTGGTCCTGTAGCATGGGCATTAGCTGGGGTTATTGTCATCGCTGTAGGCGTAGGTGTTTACCTATTCATCAAATCGCAGAAAGAAGACTAAATGATCAAGCTCCTTACGATGTTAGTATCAGCCGGTCTTGGAGATTGGATTGATAAACTGGCTGATGTGTATAAACGTAAAGCAGAACTAGAAGTTGACAAAGAAAAACTTCGTTCAGAATTAACAGCAGAATACCTTAAACAAATTGTAGAAGATGGCAAAATAATGGCTGATCTTCAGAAGACTAAAATGGGATTTCCATTCTTTTGGGTTCTTGTTGGGTTGTTTACTATCCCACTAGGGCTATGGTGGACTGCTGTAATTCTCGACTCAATCTTTAGTTTCCAAGCAGATGTTGCAAATCTCCCTACTCCTGAAATGAGACAATGGGCCGGAGACATGATCAAATGGATTTTCTACGTTGGGTCAGGTGTCATTGGTTTTAAGGCTTTAACAGGGAGATAAGTATGGATGAAGCACCTAAAGACTACGAACAAGATGAGATCATTACTGTAAAACTCTCTCATAAAGAGTTTGAAATTGTTCGAAAAATTATAGCTCGTGAACAAGCTACTGATTGGTTTGATGGTTGGATTAAAAACCATTGGATATGGATAATCGGTGGTGGAGTTCTTACCTTTATGTATATAGGTGATCAGATCAAATCTCTGTTTAATGGGACACCCTAATGGCATCACAACAAGAAATTCAGAGTGCATTTACTGCTGCTGGCAGAGCTGGTGGTAACGTAGACTACGCTATGTATGCCGATCAAAACTGGACACCTGATAAGGTAGCTGCGGATATTACTCGGAGATTTGGTGCCTCTACGGCTACGCCGACTACACCAACAGATCCAAATACACCTACAACTCCTACTACACCTCCAGTTGATCCTAATGCTCCCCCACAGGTAGTTGCTGGGACTCCTATTCCTGGTTCTCAACAGATTAACGTTGGCGATCTAAGTGGACAAGCAATTCTTGACCCTGGTGTAATGATCCGTAAGGACGATCCTAATACTCCTGAAAACGAGAGTATGAGTCTCTCGGATCATCTGCAGCCAATTGATCCTAATACTCCGGGGACAATGCTTGACCCTAACAATCCTAACTATCAGTTAGATCCTCGGGGAAACGTAGCGCCACTAGCTACTACTGCAGAACAGCAAGGACAAGCTACTACTGTTGATAATATCAATAAGGCTCCTGTAGCTAGCTATACTGCTAAGACTACTATCAAGGATGTTGAAAAGAAGGGTATGATGAGTGGTGCCAAGGGTACTGTTTCTCAACAGGCTCAGATTACCAATACTCCACAAATTGATATTGCTGGTGCTGCTGCAAGACTAGGACTGGATGACTATGCTCACTTAGAGATCAAGGACGTAGAAAAGGAAGCGACTCTTAAAGGTCAGCTAGAGATTCTACAGAAAGACTTCACAGGAGCTAATGGTGAGCCTGTAATCCCTATGTGGGCTGCTGGTGCTGCTAGGAGTGTATCTAGGATTGCTGCCTTTAAGGGTATGACTGGTACAGCTGCTACTGCTGCTATGGCTCAGGCGATTATGGAAGCTAGCATTCCTGTTGCTCAGCAAGATGCTCAGTTCTTTCAGACCCTCACCCTTCAGAATCTCAGCAATAAACAACAGTCCATCCTTAACAAGACTCAGATCTTAGCGAAGTTCGAACTGGCTAACCTTGATAATCGAATGGCTGCAGCTGTTACTAACGCTCAGTCTTTCTTACAGATGGATCTGGCTAATCTGAATAACGAACAGCAAGCTAGGATGATTAACTCTCAGGCTATTGTTCAGAGCATTCTAGAAGATGCTAAAGCTGTTAATACCCAAAGGATGTTTACTGCTGATAGCACTAACAAGCAGAATCAGTTTTATGATAATCTGAATGCCTCGATTTCTATGTTTACTGCTGCTCAACAGAACCAAATGGAGCAGTTTAATATCGGTGAACGTAACAACATGGCTCAGTTTAATGTTGGCGAATTCAACGCTATGTCTCGATTTAATTCTGAGATGGAAAACAACCGAGAGCAGTTTTATCGTAAGATGCAGTTTGAAGTTGATACTGCTAATGCTAACTGGCGACAGACTGTCACTCTTCAAGAAAATGCTCAACAGTTTGAGGCAGCTTCCAGAGATGTTCAAAACTTAGTAGATATTTCCAGAGAAGAAATGAATCAGCAGTGGGATCGTTATGATAGTATGCTTGATTATCTGTTCACAGCTACTGAGAATGATCTAGAGCGAAAGAACAAATTAGCTATCGAAAGATTCCGTGCTGATGCAGCAGAACAAGCAGCTGATGCTGAAGGATCTGGCAGGCTCTTGAACTCATTCCTGCAATGGGGCCTAGATGAAGCTAGTGATATTGATTTATCAGGGTTCTTACCATAAGGAATTAAGATGACAAGAGAAGAATTCGTACGCAAAGCAATCAAGGCTTATTTTGAAGGATTAACCCCGGATGAACTCAAAGGGGTTTCTCCTAAACGGATGAAATATACTAAAAAGTATTTCGATTCTATGGGAGAAGAGTTTGGTATAGAACCTCCGTATAAAAAAGAAGCTGTTGAATTAAAGGGTAAAAAGAATGCCAGTCGATAAGTCAAGTTTCTTTGAAGCGCCTATTCCAGGTGCAAACTATACATCAGATACTAAGAACTACGCTTGGCATCGTCCTCCAGAAATTAATGACTATGATGAAGCTGTTGAATGGGCATGGAAGAAACTGACAGAAGAGGAATCTTATGTCTCTCTTATCACAGCTTTTTCAATGGGTGTTACTCTAGTCCAAGCGGCTGATATGTTTACTCTAGCAGGTGTCGGTAAGGGGAAGTGGTCTGTAGACTTTGCAGTTCTTCTTGCTGGTCCTGTTGCTCATATGATGTATCTTATAGCCAAAGGTTATGGGGTAGATGTTGAGCTAGGGATCGATAAGAAGAAGAAATACAAGACTAAATCATTCTTCAAGGCTCTTGGAGAAGAGGCTGAAATCGATCAACAGAAAGCTAAATCAGTAATCGATAGCATTGATGAAGTTAAAATCCAAGAAGCTGCTGGTAGATTAGAACCCGAACAGGTTGGTGGATTTGCTGGCATGAAAGCACAAAAGGAAGAAATCTAACTATGATCGAAGATCACAAGAGAATCGGAGATTCTTGACATGGGTTTTATGGCAGGATTTGGAAATGCTTTCGCGGACTCTATGGAGAACCGTAGGAAAGAAGAAGCCAGCAAGCGTGATGATCTGTTTAAGCTGAAATTTCAACAGCTTCTGGACAACAAGGATAAGATTGAAGCCCGAGACAAAGAAGTTGCCAAGAATACTAAGTTGGCTAAGTCTTATATCCAGTCTACGGGTGCTGACCCTAAAGCTATTGGTCAGGTCTTTGAATGGGTTGATGCTGGTCTAGACAAGGATACTATTGAACGTAACCTTCTTACTGGTAAATTTAAAATAAAAGAGTCTGCATCTAATGATCAGATGAAGTCTGCAGGATTAGATCCTTCAGCACCACAAGAAGCTGATCCTAGAGCCGCTGCTCCAAGGAACACTGAACTTCTAGGTAATAATCCTAAGAATCCTGCGACTAAGTTCCGTCTGCCTAATATCTTTGAAGACCGTGGTGCTCGTAGAGATCGGATTACTAACAACAGGCTTGCTGAGGTTACTGGTCAAGATCCAGAACAAATACAGGCAACACTTAGTGGTCAAGGTGGTATGGAAGCTCCTGATGCTAGTGGTGTTGAGTTTCAAGCAGCTCCCCCACAACAGGAACCTGATCCTATCAGTACTGGAAAAGAAAGTGCTGTTGAACTGGCTACAGCTGCTCAAGAGTATCAGAATGATCCCTCAGAATCTAACAAGAAGAGGTTTGAAACAGCTAAGCTACGAGACAACGCTATCAAGGGTCAGATTGCTTGGGAACAAGCCACACAGAACGGTGGGAATTTTAGTAATACTGTAGTTTCTATTGATCCTCAGACTAAGGTTGGCGTTGTTCAGTTAGGTACTCAGACGGCCAATGGTTGGGTAGATATGACTGGTCAGCCGATTCTTAATGCTCGGCAGCTTAATGAAATAGAACAGAAAGAGCTGTTTAACTTAGGCTCTGGTCAGACAGAAGTTCCCAAGTTTATCGAAGCAGTCTCAGATGTCAGTTCGCTTACAAGAAACTTCAAACTTTCTGATGATCTTGTCCAATCTGATCCTAGGATTCTGACTGGTGCAGTATCTGGTGGTGCTAAGTTTCTACAGAGAATCTCAACAGAAGTAGGAGCTATCCAACGAACTCTAGACGCTGATGGCAACTTTACTGACGCTACTAAGAAAGCAGTCGATGAGAATGTTAATAGGTATCAAGAGATGCTGGGATCTGATGTTACTAACCTAGCCCTTAAGTCCAAGCTGTTTGATGCCCTACAGATTCAGATTGCTTATAGTCTAGCCAGAATGGAAGGTCAGACAGGCACAGGAAGTTCTAACAAGGACATTGATCGGTTTATGTCAATGATTGATGGTGCTGGAGATCCTGAAACATATCGTCAGACTATGGCTAACCAGATTATCGGACGAGTCTCTGAACTAGAACAAAAGGGTGCTCTAATTAACGAGTGGAACGCTAAGGCTAACTCCTTCAAAGGTGCTACAGGCTGGTATCCAAACACAGGAGTTGTTCCTGCTGACATTAGAACTGAACTAGGTAACTCTAAAGATCCTCTGGTTAAAGGTGGTCTTGAGACTCTTCTTAAGTACTCTGATAGAGGGCCTATAGAAGGTACTGGTAAGGCTGCTGTTCAAGACAACCCTGATACACTAAAAGTTTCTCGAAAGAATCTAGAACGATTAAAAGCTAATCCAACAGATGAAGAAAAAGCTATGTTTGATGAAGCATATGGACAACCAGGGCTCGCTGACAGAATTCTAAATGGAGAACAGTAAATGGCAAATCCGTATCTAGATAATATGGAGGATGAAGATGTAGTAGAAATTCCTATGAAGTCTACTGCTAAGAAAGCTAATCCATATTTAGATAACTTAGAAGATACTCCAGAGCCTAAAGTTCGCTTTCAGTCTCAGCCTCCTGAAAGAAGTACTCCACCTACTATCTTAGACAATGTTCCAATTCTGAACCTTATCCCTAAAGCAGCAAATGCATTAGTTAAATATGGGCCAGTAAAGAACAAGCGTGAAGTAGTCACAATGGATGGTCCTAAAGGTCAAGAACAGATCATGGACCTTCCGACTCCTTCGAAGGATATGTACAAAGGTCTATCACAGGATGATATGAATGCTCTGTACGAAGCCTATCAGCGTCATCCTAAGACTGTAGATGGAACTTATAAGAACCAACCAGTACCACTTCCGTTAGAAGATAATTCTAGTGGTGTATTCGGTGGTGTGTATGAAGGTGCCAGAAGTGCAGTATCACTAGGTAGTGCTGTAGCTGAAAAAGGCGGTATCCTACCTGAAGGTACTACTGGTAAATTAAACGATGCTCTACCAGCTTATGAGCCTACAAAGCCAGGACAGAAAGTTGGTTCACTTGTAGGTCAGGTATTTAGTGCTGGAGGTGTCGAAGGTGCAATATTTAGATCCGGTGTTAAAGTAGCTTCTGTGTTACCTAAAGTTGGCTCTGCTGTTACCGCTATTGCTAAGACTGTAGGTCATATCATGGCTACTACTGGAGCTGGTGCTGCTACTTTCAGTAACCCTACTAAAAAGACAGAAGAAGGTTTTGCAACTTCTAACGATAACTGGTTTGCTGGTAATGAAGATGCTCTAGCAGCTAATCTTCCTGGAAAGGTAGGTAAGTTCTTCTCTGGTCTGGACGGTAAGTCTGAATCAGAGGCACAGAGTATTATTGAAGATCGAATTAACATTGCTTTGGATACTGCTGCTGTAGCTGCTCCTGTAGAAATGCTAGCTAATGCAGGTAAGAAACTAGGTCTGCTAGCTTATAACATGTTTTTTGAAAACTTCCATGGCGCTGTGAGCAAAGACGTCAACAGAAAAGTTGCTTTCAGGGATTTTATGGATGATGTCTACGATATCGCTGAAGCTAGAACACCAGAAGAAAGAGAATTTCTTAATAAAAAGTTGATAACTTTCTTAGAAGATCCAAAGAATTCTCAGATCATTTTAGACACTGGTGTTGAAGGCGTTGAAAAAGGGACGGTTGATCTCAATACTCTTCAGACTCTAAGAAATGCTTTAGCCGGAGATGACTCCGAAATGGCTAAAAGACTTTTACAGAAGTTTGAAGATCAACAGTCCAACATCATCAATAAAGGAGTTGGTTCCAAAACTAGGACTGCTGCTGAGAGACCTGCTGAGGCTCTGAAGAAAGTTACGGCTCAGACTGAAGAGGTATTTAATCCTGTTGGACAGAATACTCCTGAAGCTACTGCTGGAGCTATTCAGCGAGAAGGTCAAGAACGTATTGGTGGGGCTATTGCTGATACAGAAGTCGCCATTGCGCAATCAGATCAATTAAACAAGACAGTCCCTTATGAGATTGCTGGTAAGATTGATGAAGGCAACAAGATTATTAGGGATACTTCTAACGCCAATTATGCTAAAATACCTGAAGGCCAAGCTTTCATGTCTCCTGAATACGAAACAAGAGTTCAAGAGATCGGAAAGAAATATGGGAAACAATTGCCCATAGAACTCCAACAGGCTATGATTGACGCTCAATCTGATTTTGCTAAAGTTATTAAACTTGTTCGTCCGAGTCTTTCTAGAGAAATCACCACGCTTGAAAAAGCTGCTAACTCTAGTGGACAAAGGCCTGCACAGTTAAACGCTTTGATTGAACTTAAGAAATATATTACTCAGATTGAACCTGATAATATGGAAAAGTTTGTAAGGATCAAAGGTAATAAACGACAAGAAGTCGTAGATGCTTTTAGAATAGCTGAGGATTACTACAAAAACACCGTAGTCAAATATGTTAAAGACGGAATTCCTCAAGAAGTTTCTCAAATTAATAAAAAGCCAATAGAAAAATTTGGGCCTTCGAAAAAGAATGCTCTTAAGGCTGGTAAAATTAATACTGGACTTAAAGAGCCAAAAATGTCTGAACATCTAACAGAAACTCTTAGTACTGAACCTTATGGTAAGTCTGAGGGACTGGTGACTAAGATGACAGATGCTGAGAAAGCTGCTGAGAACGCTAAGTTTGCAAGAACTCAGGTTGAAGAAGATACCTATAAACTTATGGATGATTTCTTTACCCGAGAGGGTGCTCTTAAAGGTAAAGGTGGTGACACTGGTACATCTTTCAAAGATGTTTTCACTGGTAAATTCAACAAAGATAAGATCCAAAGACTTGGACAGATTGTTGAATCCAAGGGTGATGAAAAGGTCAAAGCTGGGTGGCGGGCAGCTTACATGAAAGTATTTATGGATGAGGTTTTACCTGAAGCTGGTGTTAATATCCCCAGTAATCCAGAGCTACTAGAAGTGGGTAAGTTGGTGTTTAAAGACCAGCCAGAAGTTATGGACACTTTGAGTCAGCTTATGGACCCTGCTGTTCGCAATACTAGAGATGCAAGAGCACGGCCTAAAGGCAGTACTATTGGTGATGCTCTAGCTGGAGCTAAGCAAGACGTTGGTTCATTTACGAAGACTGTCTATGGCCCTCTAAGCAGACCAGGAACTATTCTTAATACCTGGATGGGTCGGCTATTAGACGTGGCAGATCCTAAGTCTGTAAGAGCACACTTCAGAGATAGCATCATGGCTGATCCTAAAGTGTTTGCACAAGCCTTGAAAGACTATCAGAGTGCTAAAGAACCTTCTCGTAAGATAAGGATTGCTTTTAACTATCTGGTGCGTGCTGGTATAGTCAACGAAGAAGACTGGGATGATTATTCTTCATCTCAACTAAACGATGGTGACAAGAAACGTCAACCTTTAGAAATAACGGTTACTCCTAAAAAATAGACAAAAGAAAAACCCCCTAGATTCCAATCCTCGAAAGGAAAGGTCTCTAGGGGGTTTTTGCGTTTAGACTACCGCTTGTTTAAAATCTTCCCAAGAATTGTATTGAATAACTCCTGGAGTATGCATGAATACATTCTCTTCTGGTCCAATAAATATACACTTCTTACCAAGTGCTAAGGCATAGCCAAATTCTACGAATCGACCACCGCCTGTTTGTAGAG